AACAATCCAATCGGGTAAGGATCACACTCAAGGTGCAAACAACAGTAAAAAACTAAGGGAGCAGTAAACCGTGAGTAACTGCGACAAAAGGAGCAGTTACGAACCACTACCCTGCTTCTACGCTCAACGCTCCGAAGCACCAAGCGAAGGAGCAACAGTAAGAGCAGTTCGTCGCTACGCTCCTCACTGCTCTGTAAAACCCCTCACTATATAAACGGCGTGGAAAACCAACAATCACCACGCAACGTTACCAAATTGTTATAAACAAATTTACACACCCCCCATATTTACTGGCCCCAGCTAATAACCAAAAAAATTCGAGAGGACATTATGATACTAAAGACCCGCGCGTTTATCATCGTGGGGTCAGTTGTGTAGGGCGCTGACACAGGAAGTTTATTTCTGGTTTTGGTAGTCGTGTTTTGGTTATCCTGTTTTATGGTACAGGCAACAACAGGGGGTGTCCGATTTGTCCACTATGTACGTTGTGGGTAGGTATGGGACGGTTCACACTCTTCTGTCCTGTTTGTCCTGTTTGTTCGTTTTGTCCGAGCTGGCGTAGCCTGTGGATAACTTGTGGATAACTATTTAGCTTGGGCTTAGGGTGAACGTTATCTAATCGTTATCATTTTGCTATTGACATCCTTTGCCTGTCCGTTAGTGTTGGGTGTGTCGGGAAGCGTTCCCGTCTAATGGTTAGGGGCAGATTATGACTAACAATATAGAGGTAGAGGCGATGCAATACTATTACCGCGAAACCTTGCACCGCTTGCCTAGGGGTATCTACTACCCGTTATCAGCGTGGATCGCAGAAGAGTGTAAGTCGCAAGGGATGACGCGCGACGAGTTCGCGTCTCATTGTGCGGAGTGCCTACGCATTGACCGAAAAGACTCAGGCGACACGTTCGCCGATTAGTACATCCGCTCTAGGTGGCACAGGGGTTCACCGCCCTCGCCCTGCCTAGTCCTGACGAGCAGACACTAAAAAAAGGAGCACAGAATATGACTGTTTGGGATTTTCTAGAGGAAGAGGCGAACAATGCGGAGGGCGTGCGGGCTCTGGCGGATTGGTCGGCTAGTAATCAGGACGTGAGGACAGGGACAACTTTTGGCGTATTTCTTGACCTTATCGGGTGGAGCTCCGAAAACTTAGGGCAGGCGCTAGTTTCTGAGCCGTCTAGCGTGATTGGATACGTTGAGGCGGACTTACTGGCGGACGCTCTGAAGGACTGGTCTAATCGCCCGTTAGACGTTGAGGCTTGGGTTGATAAGTTCCTAGCCGTAGAAATGGAAGAGGTCTAGAAATGAGAGTCAAAACAGAGGCAAAATGTGGGGAGTGTGGGCGCGTGTTTGATTTACTGGTAGAGGATGACGCGCAAGAATATTACTACGGACACGACTGTGAGGCGAGCTAATGTCATACCCTCGCGCTAGAATAATCAGACACCAAAAGAAAGGATAGAAAATGTCAAACTGGGAAATCGCTAGTCGCTTAGTCACAGTAGGTTTTGTTTTGTATTTTAGCTTTTGTCTTGTAGATTTATTGCTTGATGAGCGCCTAACCCGTGGGCGTTGGCGATGATGGCAGGCTACCGATTGACTAGGCGTGGGGAGTTTGTGCTAGGTGTAGCCGTGGCGTTGGTTATTCCGCTTGGGATTGTGTTGGGGACGGCGCTAGGGGATTGGGTGACGGGTTTACTCTGAGGAACTTTTAGAAACTACTAACTAGCGACGAGCTAAGCGCCAGCTCTTGACACGGGCGCTACAATGAAAACGAAAGAGCAAGACAAAACACAACTAGGGAAAGGTACACAAAATGTTTTCAAATATTAGCGCGGTGAAAAAAGCTAACGAGAAGATAGGAAACTCTTTCTTCTCGCCAGAAACAATGGAGTTTTTTGATAGCCGAATAGAAACAGAAATGCTTTATGGCAGGTTCTTTATTACATCAGAACAATACAGCGCCGAAACGCCTCGCCTTTTCACTGTTCGTGAGGTAAAAGAAAATGGGGCGGTGAATACTGTTGGCAGGAACTTTCAGGAATACGCGACACTATTAGACGCGGTGGCAGGTGCTGGTTTTATTGCCGGTGCTCGTTGGGCTGAGGAGTTTCCACGCGCGTCAGAGTCGGACGCTTTTCCGAAAGACAGGGATTATGTCTAAGTTTGAGAACGAGCTTACCGAAAGGGCTTACGCCGTGGCAGGTGACGGTTTTGCGGAGCGTGAGCTAGGTAGCGTGGACGAACTAGGTTGGTATGCTCAGGTAGTTATTGACGGCAAGACAGTTGGGCTTGTTGAGGACTGTTCTGGCTTTGTTTATTCTGAGATTTATGAGTATGAGTGGAGAGCAGAACAGGTTTGGACTACGATTGAGAACAACTACGATTATTTCTACGAGAAAGAGAAAAGGGGCGGTCTGTTATGAGAAGATACAAGGCGGTAATCCAACTTTATGTTGATGAGTTTACGGCAGAGCACCAGAGCGAGGCTAATCTGATTATCAACGAATACATTACTGTTCTAGGCGATGTAGCACCAATGAACCTAACTTGGTCTGAGGTTGATTACGACATTACAGAAACAGAATAAAACAAATAACAACTAGGGAGAGGTAAAAGAAATGCCTAACTACTGTACTAACGAGCTGAATATTTTGGGGAGTGAAGAAAGCGTAAGACGATTTATTGAGCAGGCGGAAAGACGGCACAAATATTTGGAAAGATCAGAGAGTGGTGAAACGGTAGAGGGCTACGCGGTCGGCTTGCTCTGGAACTTTGTGACACCGCCGGAAGAAATCCAAAACGAAAAGGATTACTTTAGCGAGGCTCGTATGACAGGCTTTTCTAAACTACCTGAGAACAACTGGTATGAGTGGAACTGTGCCCATTGGGGAACTAAATGGGATGTCACTAAGTCGGGTGAGTGGGACGACTTTACCCTTAGTGATGGTTTCCTCGCTTACGGTAAAGGTCTTGCGTCTTGTTTTGTGGAGTTTGATACAGCTTGGTCTCCACCCTTGCCTGTTGTTCAGGCTATGGCGGAACAATACCCTGATCTTGCTATCGTGATGTATTACTACGAGATGGGAGCAGACTTTCAGGGTAAGGTTTCTTACGAAAATGGTATCTTGGTTGAGCAGTTTGATGGTGAGTGCGATCACGACTGGTATCTAAATAAATACAACGAGTGCCTAAATCAGTGGTTAGATGATGAGATTTGCGAAAAGTGTAAAGTTGATTTGGTGAAGGAGCAGTCAAATGGATAAGTCTCAGGAGTCAATAAGCTGGGGAGAGCTCGCCTTACTAACACACGAGACGCAGGTTGAGCGGTTTGGTTGGTGTTCTTGTGAGGACAACGAGGGAAACGATAACCCTTACGAGGATTGCCCGACAGAAGGGTTTGGGTTATGAGATTTCATAGTCTTGGGTCTGGTAAATATAAGGTTGTTGTTCGTGGGTCAACGGCTGGAACTACTTGGAAATCTAACGGCTACTGGGTTGTTTGTGATAGGTATAACAACCTTATGAGTTGGAAACATATGACTAGGAAACAAGCTGGGGAGCACTTGGCTTGGCTGATGAGAGAAAGGTTTGGGTCGTAATGAGATACAGGGTTTATGATTTACAAGGGACAGGGTGGAAAGAGGATAAGTTGTGGTGGTCAATGAAGCAGGTTGCCGACACGATCAGGGACTATGACGATTACAGAAATGAGGCTGAGGATTTGGATAAGCTATCGGATGGTGAGGTGCTTAGTATTTGGGGGTTTGAGACACAAAAAACTACCCTAAAAGAAAAGGTTGAGTGGATTTGGCGAGGAAGAAAAGAAAGCCGTTATGTGTAAGCACAACGAGCATAATACCGATTGGTTTGTCTGGCACATCGGGCTAAAGCTGGTGTGTTGGGCTGGGTGATCGGCATACGGCTGGCACGCAACTAGGGAAAGGAAAGCGCAATGCACGTTTCACACATTATTGCTGTTGAGGCGAGTGACTACGAAGAAGCCATTGACTCAGCGGAAAGTTTTTGTTCAGCGGGAGATTGGAGCTACCGAAGCTTTGATTGGTCTGACTATTACTCCGTTGGTGGTCGCTGGGCTGACGAGTTTGGCGAAGGTAAGGACGCTTTGTGTTATGCGGATAACCCTGAGCTATTTGACTCCACCGTTGCCGGAAAGATCGGCAAGAGGGAAGAAGCGTTAGATGGGTATTTACTGAAAGCCAGGGAGTCTGGCATTACCCTGGATAATATGAAGGAGAGGGGAAAGGGTGACTCTTATGCCAACGGTTTGTGGGCTTTGAGAAAAGCTGTGTGTATTGCCGAGGGCGATAGCAGAGAAAATGCTTACTTTTATGACACAAGCGAATACACTGAGAGCAACGAGTACCTACAAGAACGAACTAAGACTGACCCATCACGGCAGTGGATTGTCGTAGTGGATTTCCACTTCTAATCAAACAAACCAACTAGGACAAGGAGCAAGACAATGATTTACACAACGAACGAAAACATGGACATCACTGGCACATCGTTGCTGGGGTACGTTCACACCACCTACGACCGCTTGGTTGAGGTGTTCGGTGAGCCGACACACTTTGAGAGTGGTGATGGGAAGGTCACGGCAGAGTGGGACATTGAGTTCACTGACGATGAAGGCGATGTACACAAGGCTACGGTCTATGACTGGAAGCAGTACGAGGACGGCACGCCTGATGGTGAGTACGACTGGCACATCGGTGGCATCATGGGCAGTGGCAGTGGTGTCGTTGGCCTTGTTCAAGATGCAGTGTCAGGTACGGTGGCATGATGTTTAAACAGGATGAAGAACTTGATTACTGGATTAAAACATACAAGCCCATCGCTAACACCTTTGATGATAATGCTAGTTGGCAGGATGAAGCAGGTGTCGGAGTGATGTTTGAGACGTTTGGTGAGGAGCTTGGTTTTGTTCTGTGTGTTGCGGACAACCAACCCAACCACGTCTGGACGTTAATGGATGATGACGAGGGCGACCCCGTAGTTGTCCACGGGTATTGCATTGTTAATCGTATTGGTTATTTTATTACCGAAGAACCTTGGGAGCTGGCGTAATGATTAAGCACGATTTGTCTAACTACGATTACTGGGTTGATCTTGAGTCGGGTACTTACGGTAGTGGTGACATAGCTTTGATTAGTATGTCATCTCTGCCACTGGTAGTGCAGGACAGGTTGGCTACCGCCATGGACGAAGGCGACGAACAAACGGTAGTCGGTATCGCTAGGTATCTATCTGAACCTGTTGTCTAATGGCTGCCGATATTCTAGGTGCTATATTTTTCATTGGAATATTTTTTATCGTTCCCATTCTGATTCATTATTTGTTTGACTAATCCTAGTGGTTTGCTTGATGCCCGTGGTGGGGAAGCTGCGGGCATCGGGTTCGGCACTAGGCCGAGATCGTAGAGTATTGGAGAATAAAAAAATGAATGCGAAACTAATGATGCACGACTGTCCTACACCTATTCGGGAAGTCATGATCGAATCAGTTGATGAATGGAATACCCGTTGGAATAGTGAACTAGTGTTCAAGGTACTCGACCTGCAAACAGGTATTCGCGTGTGCGCTCACGCTAGTGAACTTTGGCTGGAAGGTGTGAGCTGCAATGCCTGACCCTTATGTATCACACCGTCAAAGCAACAGGGAATGGTGGGATTTTGCTGACTGCGGTGGCTTGAAGCCAACCTGGTGGGATACTGACCTTGGCAAACAAGACCATAACCTGACCATCGAAAACCTTTACGCCATCACAATATGTATTGGCTGCCCTGTACAAAATGAATGCTTAGCTGATGCTTTACGCAACGGCGGTGAACATAACATCAGGGCTGGTCTAACACCTTGGAGTCAAACCGAACTAATCAAAAACGGTTCAACATATTCGAGGCCACTGAGGGTATTGGAAAAACTGTTGACATTGACTGATGATGTAAACACCGTGGTGGTGCAGGCTTACGGTTTGCTTAGTGCAAAATGACAGCTGATGAACGCATTGACGAGTTCATATTCATGCTATCCTTGAGGGAAAGTCCCGAACATATTGCACGCCAGATGGGTGTTCAACTAAAATCCATTGAACGAATGTGGTATCGAAGCAAGAAGGAGAGGCCGCCGTGGGTGCAACAGAAAATGGAATCATTGAACAGCTGAACAAAGTGTTTGATCCTGAAGATAGACCTTTCACCATTGAAGATGGGAAGGTTACGTTTGACACACCAAATGGTGATACTGCCTGGTTGTTTGAATACAATGGTCAAGTGTATGCAACCCTATTCTCGTACCGTGAAAACCGTGAAACGTGGTGGGCTGATGAGCGAGAGGAAGGGCCTTACGCTGACGCAGTTGAGGCTGTTGAACACTTAGCTGGCTGGCATGAGTGAAAATCAGACCGTTCCATCGTGGTTGCTGTTGTTGTGTGCAGGTTTGGTGGTGTTGTTGCTTGGCGAAATCCTGGTAATGAACCGTGAGGATAGGGTGAGGCTACAATCTTTACCCAAAACCATGCTATCTTCTCAACCCGCAACACATAAACCACACACAACACCCCATCAGAGGGCACACAAGGCCGCCACGAGGTCGTACACCCGTGTCTTAGACTTATCCTCACCTGCCAGACGTTATGCCTTTACATTAGTTTCTGTCAAGCCACAGATGGCTTGTTTGATTACGCTTTGGGATCACGAATCGGGCTGGTCACCAACATCGGATAATCCTACGTCCTCGGCGTATGGTATTCCGCAGATTCTGGGCCTCAAAGCCAAGACGGGTGATGATTACAAAGCTCAAGTACGGGCTGGGCTGGGCTACATCAAGCATCGTTATGGCACACCCTGTCGGGCGTGGGGGTTCTGGCAGAACCACAGGTGGTACTGATGGATTGGTCTTTCGTCCTTGCTGCTGGTTCCATGACGGGACTTTGGATAGTTTCTAAACGGCCACTTCAAGGATGGATAGTTTTATTGGCAATGGAAATACCTTGGTGCTGGTATGCACTAGCAACCAGCCAATACGGCTTGGGTGTACTGTGTGTACCTTACGGCATTATCTATTTTACCAATACCGTTAGGGAGTTAAAGAAATGAAACTCGTTTCCCTGTTCGCGGGTGTCGGTGGCTTTGACATCGCGGCCGAGAGCGTTGGCATTGAACCAAGCGTGACGTGTGAAATTGATCCACAAGCAGCAGGTGTTTTGAAACACCGTTTCCCAAACGCAACCCTCATCAACGATGTGAAAGAAGTAACAGGTGACAAACTTAGAGAACTTGGACTTGACCCAAGGAGAACAATTATTACTGGTGGGTTTCCCTGCCAAGACCTTAGCATTGCCGGAAAGCAAGCCGGACTTGAAGGTGGCGAAAGGTCGTCGCTCTTCTTTGAAATTGTGCGAATCTTGCGGGAGTTCAATCCCCAATGGTTCATCCTTGAAAACGTCCCAGGCTTGCTGTCATCCAAAGGGGGACGGGATATGGGAATCGTCGTCGGGGAGTTGGCTGAACTCGGGTACAGTTTCTCGTGGCGAGTCTTGGACGCGCAAAACTTTGGAGTCCCCCAACGCCGCCGTCGAGTGTTCATTGTCGGCCATTTTGGAGCCGATGAGACCAGATCTGAACAAGTATTGTTTGAGCCAGAGGGCAGCGGAAGGAGTCTTGAGGCGGGCCAGTCGCAGGGGCAAGACGTTGCCGGAGACCCTGCACCAAGCGTTGACAGCGATAGCCCAATCCCATTCGTGAAATCTAGGCGTGCCCAAACTAATGAAGATGTTGAGACGTGGATTGAAAGCGAAGTTACACCAACACTGAACAGGATTGATAACACTGGTGAATCTTATGCAACAGTGCTAATCCACAATAAGCAATCCGAAGGGAGAGGCTTCGGCGAGAACGGCGATCCTATGTACACAATCGACACGGTTAGCGGTCACGGGGTCGCTACATCAACAACGGTGCGCCGACTCACCCCCATGGAGTGTGAACGGCTGCAAGGCTTTCCCGATGGCTGGTCAGCACAACGCATAGACCACAAGAAGGGCATCGTTGTGGATCAAGCTGACTCGTCCAGGTATAAGCAAATGGGTAACGCTGTTGCTGTCCCCGTTGCTCAGTGGATAATGAATCGAATTATGCAACAACCATAAAATATGCTATTGTTTAATTGTTGCCGGAACTCACTGCCCCCTAGTCGGTGAACCAACGGCACACCACCCAACCCCTAATGGGTGGAACAGAAAAACCCACTAGCTACCTAACCGGCTAGTGGGTTTTTCTACTGATTGCGTGATGTTTCAACCGCTGCTTGAGCATTTGATTTTACTTTACGCGAACCAATACCATCCCAAGGTGTTTCACCACCAGTAAGATCAATGATTCTTTCAATGGCACGATCAACACGAGCCTTAAGCGCGTGAACAGTTATCTGCAACTCTATTGCAGCAAGTTCCTCAGGCATCTCATGCACATACAATAATTGCAAAGCTGACTGCTGATCAGCTGAAAGTTTAGGTATGGCTTTAAGAATATCTATTGCCATTGCTGGCAGGTTGTTGCCGGTACTTGGTTCCCGTGGTGGTTTACGGCCACCCTCAGGTTCACCGCGCAAAGTTTCACGCCATGAACCATCAAAGACAATGGGCAACAGTTCTCGAACAATACCCTTGTTGAAAAACCATTCATCAGTGTGATGGTAACCCAATGATTGAGCTTTCATTTTTCGACAGAATCGTTCACCCTGTTTGTACATACGTTTGTTCATAATCCAAATGTTTGTTTTAAGAACTTTTGGATCTTCAACACTGAGCCACTCATCAATACGTTTGTGATTGTGGTAACCCCATTCAATCAGATCAGAACGGATATCATCGGCCTCAACGTATCCTGAATATTTTCTTGCAAGGCTGATGGCAACGGGGTAAGCGTGTTGCAAATAGTCTGGGTGCAAATGGGTGGTCATTTAATACCACGCATCTCAGTGCCACGCAGTTGGGATTTACCTTTAGACCAGGAACCACAGTCACGGCACTGGTATCTTTGATAAACGGCAGTGGTGGTGTATGCCTGGCCACGTTTTATAAGCCTGCTGCCACCACAGCGAGGGCAACAGCCCTCGACACCACCGTAAAGTTCGTGCGATGGGTGGTCTTTGATCCACGAACCGAGCCGGTCGTAAAGCTTTTCGGTTAGGCGCACGTCTTGGATGTTGTACTTTTTCATCAACGCCCAAGCCTTCACGTCACCAGCCATGCACTTAACCCACAGATCGTGACCCGTGTGTGGTGTTTTTTGTCCGATACCGAGTTGATCGGAAACGTGTTGCAGCTTGTTTGATGGGAAACGGAACTGCGACTTGACCACCTTGAGCAAGTCCACGTTCCTGAATGGGCTTGGCGGGTTCATACCAGCAAGAATAAATTCTCGCTGAAAATGTTTAATGTCAAAAGTTATACCATTGTAGGTAACAACAATGTCGGCCTCATCAAGTAGCCGGTGTGCCTGCTTTACCATCTTGGCGTGACCATCGTGGTGGTCTGAATAAAACTCTACGTTCCTCTCGCCATACCACTTAGCGGCGAAGGAGATCATGGACGTGGTGTCCATCAGTTGTGATAAGGATACGTTCTGCTGCCACAATCCCCAAACGTGAGCTAAGTTTGGACTGGTCTCTATATCGCAAAGGAGTATGCGTGGCTTGTTTGTTTCCGGCATTGTCATGCCTTCCGTTAAGTAGCCCCCAGTAGCAGGGCAATCTAGTTAAATGTCATCAATGATTTCAATGTTGGCAATGTAACCAACAATGTCAACCAAGTTATCTTTCTTTTCAAAGTTAGCTTCACGACTAATCTTTTGCAAAATGTTCAGGAAACAAACATCCCTAGCATCAAGATCAAAATCAAGATCGTATTTGCGGTTAAGGTAAGCAGTCCAAAGTTCAGCTGTGCAACCGTGGTTGTCCAACGGGTGACCGTAAGTGTCTTGCCTGTCACCATTAACAATCTCATCAGCTTCACGCAAAACTTTTGACTGGACAGCCCTGACACTTTGAATGTTCCATTCATGTGGATCAACTTGGTTTTTTAATTTTGGGTAGGTGGAACTTGAACCAAAACCTTGCCACTTGGCTGATCCGATTTTACTACCTGAAACCCAAGGTCGCGGAGAAGGTTCAGCACCTGCTCCCATTCCGTTCGTGTCACTCACAATCATCCGTCCTTTCGTTATTAGAATGGTGGTTCATCTTCATCAACTGGTGGCTTAAGTAAGTCCAAAACATACTGCGGCCCTTTCTTCAACACGGTACTGTTCAAATCTTCACCTGCTGGTAGGTAAATAATCCTTGCCCAAGGCAACACATCAATGATCCTATTCGCCAAACGCAAGCCAGGGTTTTCCCCATTCTCCTTCACATCATTGTCGGCCATGATGTAAATATTCTCAAATCCCTCGAAGCACCGAGTAAAATAATCCTTCCACATTTCAACACCGGCAACACCAACAGCTGACACACCAACCACCGAATCCATCACAAGGGTGTCCAGTTCACCCTCACAAATAGAAATCGCAGTATCCGAGTTGTGAAACGCACGAACATTAAACAAATGCGGTCGCTGACCTGCTGGTACCAGGTATTTTGGTTGCCTGTGTTCATCAAGAAACCTAAACTTGAAACCAACTGGCCCCGTTGGGGTTAGGTAAGGAATGGAAAGCATTCCTTGATATGGTTCGTGTCCTGGTTCAGGCACTTCCACGCTTCCAAGCCGGTAATTGTTTATGGCCTGCTCGTCTAGTCCCCTTTCGAGTAGATAGGAATGAGCCTTCTCGGACAACTGCTTCTCGTAAGCTTTGGTAGCCCTCTCCTGTGATTTCTTCGACAAGCCTGACGGCAGTATTGAAGTCACAACACTCCTGTTCCCTAACAATAGATATGGCATCACCTTTAATGCCGCAGGTAAAGCAGTAAAACAATCCTTTATCTGGGTTCACCGTTGCACTTGCGTGCCTGTCACCATGAAACGCGCACTTAATTGACTTGTTGTTTCCGTGATCCGGTACTCGCTCAAACCCGTAATGAACAAGAACCCTACTTATTGCGCTCATCAAGCCCACTCATCAAATGCAATAGTTGGTGCAACGGGATAACACACATGGCATCAAGGGTGCTGCGTTGCCTCATTTTACGAACAACAACACCAAACACCCTGCCTCTGTTCCCTCTAGCCTCAGACCAGTTGCCTGCCTCAAGTTCAGCTTGACGTAACCAGTTAGCCCACTCAGGTGTTTTAACATCCTTAGCCTCAAGCACCAGAACCGTGTGACCCAGGTCAACGTGAAGATCACCCTCGTCTTTGGCACCAGTTTGAGCGGTTCGTTCAACTGCCCAACCATTCTGTGCCATACCTACCCAGCCACGGATGTGACCGAGCAAGTCCGTTTCGAACTTGGTTCCCTTGCGCTTGTTCGCTGAACTCATATCACGCTATCCCAAAATTGTTGAAGTGCCGGTGCCAGTTGCGCTGCCGGTGCCGGAAGGGAAGATTGATAATCCATAGCGTCCTGAATCTGCATCCGTGGTGCATCCACAAACAAAGAAACATGGCTTCGAGCCTGTGCATCAGCTGGCCCTGAACGGTTTTTAACAGTGGCAACCTTCAGTTCCCTGGCCATCTCGTCGTAGGCAAGGGTAAGGATTACTTCCGGTAACTGTGAGACCTTACCGAGGATCGCTTTACGGGGTGGGCATTCGCCCGCATTGGACGTGTTCTCACTGACGTGGTGGAGCAGGATGATCCCTGCTTCCGTTGAACGGGCGACGTGGTGCAATGCCCGACTGATCTCACGCATACCTGCATACTCATCCAAGTGTTCAGCCACTACGTTGTAGAGGGAATCAATAACAATTATCTCTGGTGGGCAACCCCACATTTCGGTGAAAGCCATTGTTTCAAGGTCAATGTCGTCCAACGTGGGTGAAGGGTCAAAACACCAACGAATGTTTTGTAAACCAGTAACCTGATCCACATAGTAACCGGCACCACCATTACTAATACCAGCTTCAACAATGTCCACCTGATCGCCCGTCAACATTGCCGCAACACGGTTCACAATGGTGGAAGCATCAGTGTCTGCACTAAAAAACAAAGTGGGAATGTTGTGCTGTGCCACATACCACAACGCAAGCAGGGTTTTCATGTTGCCTGGTGCTGCTGCGATCATGGTTACTTGTCCACGTCGAAGCCTCACCCCCGCCTGCGTCAGGCTTGGTGTTAGGTCTGGCAGTGGTCTGCCTGACTCACCACTAAGCATTATGGTTTGGGCTAAAGACTTCATACCTTTTGCCACCAACGCTTAGGGATCTGCTGTCCACCTGTTTGCACAAAACTCACAAGTGCCTGACGAATAACATTTGATGCTGTGGTTTGCTTCTTGCCAGCAAGATCAACAATGGCATCCCAAATCTCATCGCTGATGCGAACATTACGAATTGGTGTGTTCACCTCTGCCACCAACGCTTCTTCTCATACACAGCCTGCTCAATGTTGTGCAACTGGTTCCAAAGAATGTCAACAATATCGTTGAGCAAATCCAGCTCCTCAGCAACAGAAGCAAACTGGTAATCCGTTTCAAACTCTAAACCTTTAAGCGTTAAACGCTTATCAGATTGGGTAATCTTCTTGGCCATCTTGAATTCTCCTTCTAATTTGTTCCATCATTTGTTTGGCATTTGATTGCATAGCAACATTCGGATCACCATCAACCAGTAGAGCAATCATTGAAGCGTAAGCATCACTCATGCCCATCAAATACACACGCATCTTCATGGAACCAAGTGAACCATCAACGTATCTTGTGGCAAGTGAACTTGCCTGGTCACGGAAATGCTCAAGCAGCTCAATAAAATCAACGGTTTCATCCATCTCCCAATAACCCGCTTGGTCGCTCAATGAATCTACCGTCCTCGTGGGGTTGGTGCTGACAGAAGCACGAATCGTACTGATCTTTTGGTCGAAGTACATCATCGCAATCCTCATGCTTGCCGTAAGTACAAGGAGTGCAAATCATTACACAAACACCGGCTTGCACTTGTTCGGGTCGTCCTTGTCTGTTGGGCAGAACCATGCAGACCAGGGGCCTTTTTGTGATGTGCCTTTGCGGTGTACACGTTGGCCATGGGCACACGTTGGGATACCAGTGTTGCCTTGACCTGTGTTTGGGGTTGCCACTGTTGCATCAGGAAAAGCATCCGTGATTGCAGCAGGTATGGCTTGTTCGCCGTTGTAGTGTGCAATGAAATTTGCCACCGTCGGGAACATATTGAATGCTTCCAACCGTGTGAGAAAGGTCGCTGGATCATCTGCCCTAATGGTGAACAGGTCACCTGCGATCTTGGTGGTGAAACTGATTGGTGCTTCAGCGTTGCTCATTTGTTTCCTTCCTTTTCTGTTTTGATTGGATCAAATTCGTGGGCCAAACTACCGTTCACTGCAACACAATAATTGGCTACACCACAACCCTTACACATGGATGTTACACGAGCTGGAAACAATTCAAGTTTAATGGCTTTGTCAACTTGAACAATGGTGTCTGTTAAAGATTCAAGATCAGTTGGACTAAACCCTGTTGGATCTGACAGTTCACCTTTCCTAGTCATGAAGAAAGCACCACAGTCAGGTGTTGGCAAACCAAGTTTGCCCATAGCAAAAGCGTACAACGCTAGTTGTTGGAATGTGTCTGGTGTTCTTGCACCAGTTTTGTGATCAATGACCATCAGTTCACCTGTTGGTGTGTGCATCATCAGGTCAGCATAACCTTTAATGGGTACTCCACCAAAGTCAACGTTAAGTTCAATTTCGCAGGCAAGGTTACCGGCAAAGGATGGAACCGACCAGCCTTCTTCAATTCGATCATCAAACCATTTGGCAAAAACTTGCAACTGTCGTAAACCCTCATCCACCCAAAAGCTGTAATCCTCAGCGTTTGGTTTGTCTTTGGTTTTACGCCCACCAGTACGCCAGGTGCTGCGATCAATTCCACTACGTTCCTCAAGTTTAACAATTTCTTCACCGAACGAGACTGTCCACAATGGAATCAATGCTTCACCGCGTTGTTCAGGGTCTTTGGTGATGGCTTCAAGGCCAGCGTGAACAGCACTACCAGCGGCTAGGTACCATGCTGGGGTTTCGGGAACCTTCACAACCCTGCTCAGTTGGTAAGATTTAGGGCAGTTCAAATATGATGTTACTTGTGAATAAGACCTGTGACCCACGGTCATGATTTCTCCTTAGGAAGCATAGATTCTGCAATGGAAGTCAAAACTTCCGAAACACTTTTTCCAAGGTTTGCTTTGGTTGGGTTGCCTGATCGAATGGAGTCACCTGCAATTTTGCGTCCAGCGGTAGCAATATCGTTTGCGGTTGTGAAAGTGCAAACGTATGCGGCGGCTTTGGCAAGGTTGTCTAGTTGCTCCCTGTCAATTCCTTCACCCGTAATGTAGAACGGTGAATCTTCACTGAGCAGAACAGCTCGAAGAAATACCATTGTTGGTGTCGGGTTAGATAGCTCCTTTTCCGTGTCACCCAGGAAAGTTACGGGTGGGTCAAGGGCTTCAAGGTTCTCGGCGGACAAAGGATCGTAGTCGTCCGGCCAAGGGTTAGCGTTGATTGCATCATCTGTTGGTGTTGTCATGCGGGTAACCATAGTGCCTTTGTGAACGTGGTGCAAATCACCCCCGATTTGACGTGATCCGGTCGGTGTGATTACAATAGAAAAAATAGTATTACTAAACAGTAAAAGACCAGCCTTTAAGGGCTGGTCTTAGTTACTAACAGTTGTTCTTTGGTTACTTTACTTCGTAATTATTACTAGGAGTTTTGATGAGTGAACTTGTTTCGTGTAGTGCCTGTCACAAACCTGCTTCTGCGTGGTTTGTTAATTTCGATGGAGAGGAAATTCCCCTGTGCCTAGATCATCAACCACCAAGCGGCCCAATACAGTCCTAGTTTCCCCCTACACCTGGCAAATCAAATGGTCTAAAGCTGCTGTTTTAAGTTTTCATCCCAACGGGGATGCCTGTGGTTCTTGTGACCTTTCGTCAATGACGATCGCTGTTGACCCTGGAAAATCTGAGGATTACGCGCGAGTAACTTTGTTGCACGAACTTTTGCACGCAGCCATTCGATCTTCTGACCCCAACATTGAGTCCGATGCTGAGGAAATGGCGGTGGCTTCCATGACTGGGCCTTTGCTGGCCACTATTAGGGACAACCCTGAAGTCATGGCTTACCTTATGGCAAAATAAGGATACCCTTTTAGAAGCCTCAGGATGCCCTGTAACGAAAGAAACCCCCCTGCCTAGTGGATCACACCAGACAAGGGGGTTCAGACCTTCTACGGGGCTTACAAGCCCATACGATCCCATTCACGGGCTGACACACGGCCAGTCATGGGAATCAAACGCTTAAGCTGCCACAACTTGACCTTCTTCTCAGTGGCCTGACCATACAAACCATCAGCCAACACACCCAAAAAAGTTTGAATCCTACGCACATCGGAACGATCCTCACTATTGCGAGAACCATTATGAACCGTTTGCGTAACACCCCTACCAAAAGCATGGGTTCGTGGCAACGGGAACGTTGACCTTTTCACCGGCTTAGTGGCACCAGTAAACCAAGGAGTCGTGTCCTGCTCAGCTTTCGCAGACTGCAAAATAGAAACATGAAGATGTTCCGTGTGAGGGCTGACACCCGAATAAGGTTCAGCCTTCCACCCACCAGATCGAGTATAAATTTTGCGATTAAAAATCACATAGTTCGCTGACGGGTGCTTAGACACAGCCCTAATGATCACATCCGCATTAACACCAGGATAAGTAATATCAACGGCGTTCACCGAGTTACGAACATTCGGGTTGTGGTCACTGACCCTAGCGGCATGGGCGGTATCGCCAATGGTTCCATCGGAACCCTTAGGACGGTTAGGCCATTTACGGTTAACTTCATTACGAAACTGAACAAGGGAAGGTGCAAGATGCCAAGCCATAAATTATCCTTGGGTAGGTGCATCCACCTGTGCGGTGTCAGCAACGGCGGGGGTGGAACCCAAACCAAACGAAGTGTTGTTCGGGTCAAGGTAAGCCACAACAGTACGGATGGTGGTCAAAGCAGCAGCGATCAGAGCTGACTGCAACCAACCAAAATCTTTGCTGGCCAAAGCCGACAGTGGAATCAAAGCGATAAAAGAAGTAACAAACGTGGTTACTGCGGAACGAATCAACTGGTTCATTGAATACCCTTATCTTTAGCAATTTGGTCAATCTTGGTTTTTAAAGCAAGTTGGCGGGATTCGATACGCTCAACCTGCTCAATGACGTTCTCAAACCTATCACACAAATCCTGCAAAACTTGGGCATGACGTTTCTCATTCTCAATGTGAAGAATGTCAGCCTGAACCCCATCCTTCCAAGCCTTATAAA